TGATTGATGCGTTGGGTTCGTTTACTCATGATCCATTAGGCTTTGTTTATTTTGCGTTCCCTTGGGGAGAAAAAGGAACACCGCTTGAAAACTTTGATGGTCCTGACGAATGGCAGGTTAAGACTTTCAAGAAGATAGGCGAAGAACTACGTAAGGGAAAGTCATTAGCTAAGGCAATACAAATAGCCGTGGCATCAGGTCATGGTATTGGCAAGTCAGCGTTTTCATCGATTTTAATTCTATTTGCTATTGCCACACATGAGAATACAAGGGGAGTAGTAACTGCTAATACTGATACACAGTTAAAGTCTAAGACTTGGGCTGAGTTAAACAAGTGGTACAACCTGTTCATAGGTAAGGAACTATTTACCTACACGGCAACCGCATTGTTTAGTGCTGATAAACAGTATGAGAAAACATGGCGGATAGATGCTATTCCATGGAGCGAAAGCAACCCAGAGGCATTCGCTGGTCTACACAATCAAGGTAATAGAATACTTATCATCTTTGATGAGGCATCCGCAATATCCGATAAGATATGGGAAGTAACAGAGGGTGCTTTAACAGATAAGGAAACGGAAATTATATGGTGTGTGTTTGGTAACCCTACACGTAATAGTGGACGTTTTAGAGAGTGTTTCAGAAAACATCGGAACTATTGGATTACATATCAAATAGATAGCCGTACTGTTAAAATCTCAAACAAAGCTAAATTGCAAGAATGGGTAGATATTCATGGTGAGGATAGCGACTTTGTTAAGGTTCGTGTTAGAGGGTTATTCCCTAGTGCATCTGATACACAGTTTATATCCGCAGAGATAGCAGACGAGGCACAGAAACGAGTATACAAAGTTGGACAGTTTAATAACTTACCAACGATCATTGGTGTTGACCCTGCGTGGACTGGCGGTGATACATTAGAAATCGTAATGCGTAACGGCTACTCTATGAAGTGCTTGGCAACGATTGAAAAGAATGACGATGATATGCGAATGGCACAACTCATTGCACAACTAGAGGATGAGTACAAAGCTGATGCAGTATTCATAGACCAAGGGTACGGCACAGGTATTTATAGTATTGGTAAGTCAATGGGTAGACGATGGCGGTTAGTTGCCTTTGGTGGTAAAGCACCTAATGATATGTATCTCAACATGAGAGCGTATATGTGGGGGGAGATGAAAGAATGGCTAAAAGAGGGCGGTTCCATTCCACCTACAGACCAAGGCTTATATGACGATATAACAAGTCCTGAGGCTATCATTGATAAGAATGGGCGAATACAACTTGAAAGCAAAAAGGATATGAAAGAACGTGGCTTACCATCTCCGAATAAGGGCGATGCATTAGCCTTGACCTTTGCGTTCAGGGTCAATAAAAAAGTGAATGTAGGAAGTAGGGTTCATGCCAATACTGAGTATGATCCATTTAAAAGATAAGGGGTGATTAAATGTGCATGAAGAATAAGATGCCTGATACACCAATGCCAGCACCTGCACCAACTGTACAAACAGATGATGCAACTACAATGACTGGTGAAGATTGGTACGCTAAAAAGCGTAAGGGCAAACGTGGTTATGAAAGTACAATTCTATCCGCAGCAACTGGCACTAAAAACACATTAGGGGGTTAGATATGCAAGGAACTATCCTATCAACGCTTGCTAGACAACCGACAAATGCGATGCCTAAGAAACGTGATTACACGAAAATTAAGGCAAAGTTTAATGCTATGTTCAACAATCGTCAAAAGTACGTTGCTAAATGGAAAGATATTCGAGATTATCAACTACCTTTCCTTGGACTGTTTGATGATGAACAAGACCAATCGAAAGTCTACACCGATAAGATTAATAATGGTGTGGCTTGGGAAAGTTGCCAAATATTCGCATCAGGTGTAATGAGTGGCATGACACCACCTAGTCGTAAGTGGTTTAAGCTGACATTAGAGAATACTGACCTAGCAGCTAATAGTGATGTTAGTAAGGTATTAGATGAACGTGAAGAAATACTCTATGCAGTGTTTGCTAAGTCTAATTTCTATAACGTGGTACATCAAGCCTATATGGAATTACCATTTGGGCAATCGCCTATGTCTATCATGCCTGACCCAAAATTTGGTGTAAGGTTCACATCTTATCCAATCGGTACATATTCATTAGAGTGTGGCAGTAATGGTGAGGTAAACACCTTTGGTAGAAAATACCGCATGACCGCAGACCAGCTTGTTGAAGAGTTTGGTTATGATGCTTGTACTGAACAAGTAAAACGTGAATATGACGATGGCAAAGGTAATGCAACAACTCATGTTGTGTGTTGGTTGGTAACACCTAATAAAGACCGCAATGGGAAATTAGGCAATAAGAATATGCCTTACTCATCCATTTATTGGATAGAGGGGAGTAACTCCGATGAGGTACTAAGACATAGTGGTTTTGAGGAGTGGTCTATTCCTATTGCAAGACACACCACACATGATCTAAGCGGTTATGGTAAAGGGTGTGCATGGTTCGCACAGTCCGATGCACAGATGCTACAACTCTTAGAGAAAGATTTAGTAACGGCTATTGAGTTAGGTATTAAACCACCTATGAGTGCTACATCTGATGTTATCGGTAGTGTAAATCTATTTCCGGGCGGTGTAACGGAAGTTGATACAGGCGGTAAGGTTGAACCGATATTCAATGTAGGAATTGATGTTGCAAACGTACAAGCTAAGATACAATTCGTATCTGAAAGTATTAAACGTGCATATAGTGCTGACCTATTCTTGATGCTTGATAACATCGATAGCGGACAAATGACCGCACGTGAGGTTATGGAGCGTACACAAGAAAAAATGCAACAGTTAGGTCCTGTAGTTGAACGCTTACAAAGTGAGTTTTTAAACCCAATCATTGAACGTACTTATGGCATCTTAGATAGGGCTGGAATATTTCCACCAATCGATGAACAAACTGCTGAAATGCTAAACGGAATGGATGTAAAGATAGAATACATATCTCCATTAGCACAAGCACAGAAAATGTCTTCATTGGTGAATATTGAACAGTACTATGCTTTCATAATGTCATTAGCACAGGGTAATGCGAACATCGTTCAGAAATTCAACTTTGAAGAGGCAGCGGACATATATGGTGTAAATCTTGGTGTACCAGCTAGGGTTATTCGTTCTAATGATGAGTACCAACAAATTATGGAGCAACAACAACAAGCACAACAAGAGCAAGAGGAACAAGCACAAGCATTACAAATGGCACAATTAGCACCTCAAATGGCTGGTGCTGCTAAACAAGCAACAGATGCAGCCAATGACGGAAACCCAGTAATGCAACAGTTAATGGGTATGGGGGTGTAGATGAAAACTAAACAAGATTATATTCGTGATCGTGATATTGATGCACTTAACCACGTACTAAGTACTGAACTTGGTAGGTGGTTTTTTTGTAGGCTTTTAGACAATACGGACATTCTAAAGCGTTCGTTTACTGGCAATTCAGAAACCTTTTTCAATGAGGGGAAAAGAAGTGTGGGTCTAAAGTATATGCAAATGCTTGGTGCTATCGGTGATGGTGTTGAGGGTGTACTCAAATACCACCAAGCACAATTGGAATATATCAATCAACAAAAACTATTTAAAAATTTAGAGGAAAAAGGTGAATGACTATGGCAGAAGATTTAACGCAAGGCACGAATGATAACACAACGAGTGCAGATAGTAGTACACCTACTACGGATGCTAACACGAATACCCAAAACACAATCTTAGGCGGTGGTAGTGCTGACACAAGCGGCAACCAAGAACCACCTACAGAACCTACTGTGTATGACTTTACACAAGCCTTTGATAGTGGCGAAGTAGACCAAACAATCGCAGCTGACTTTTCTAAGCTACTCAATAGCGTAGGTGCTACGCAAGACCAAGCAGTCGAGATGGCTAAGTTTGGTAATAAGTATGCTACTGACCTTGTAACTGCTTATGAAGAGAAAAGACAAGATGCGTTGATTGAACAGTATAAAGGTTACGCAGAACACACCAAAGAGGTATTAGGCAATAAATATGATGAAACAGTTGGTAAAGCTGCAACTGGTGTTGAAGTTGTGGAAAAGGCAATTCCTAATATTCGTGAGTTACTAGCAGAAAATGGCTTAGGTAATCGTGTAGAAATTATCCAACTATTCGCACAGATTGCTGGTATGGCTGGTGAAGATAATAACGCTGGTGGCGGTCAACCAACTGGTGGTACACAGTCAGAAGATGCAATCAGAAGAAACTTATATCCGAGTATGTTCAAATAAAAGGAGAAAATAATTTATGGCTACAATCGGAACACAAAACCCTACTTTAATTGATTTGCAAAAGCGTATGGATCCTAACGGAAAAATCGCACAAATCATTGAACAATTAAACCAATCTAACGAAATCATTCAAGATATGACAATGATTGAATGTAATGATGGTACATCTAACAAAACAACAGTACGTACTGGCTTGCCTGATGCTACATGGCGCATGCTTTATGGCGGTGTACAACCTAGCAAATCTACTACAAAACAAATTACCGACACTTGCGGTATGTTAGAGGCTTACTCTGAAGTAGATGCTAAGTTGGTTAAATTGTCTAATGACCCTGTAGCGTTCCGTGCAACAGAAGATGCTGCATTCGTTGAGGCTATGGGTCAAGAAATCGCACGTACACTTTTCTATGGTGATGAAAGCACTCCTGAAAAGTTTGTTGGTTTGTCCGCACGTTTCAACACATTAGACCCTAAGAAAGCTGATAGTGCTAAAAATATTATCGATGCTGGCGGTACTGCAAACCTTGCATCTATGTGGCTTGTAGGTTGGGGTCCTCTTACTGTACATGGTATTTATCCACGTGGTACAGAGGCTGGCTTGCAACAAGAAGATAAAGGTAAAACTACAATCACTAAACCTGATGGTTCTTTGTTTGAGGCATATCGTACTCACTTTGAACAAAATATTGGTTTGTGTGTGCGTGATTGGCGCTATGTAGTACGTATCGCTAATATCGNTTTGCAAAAGAACAAAGTACATGGTTCTACAATCACAGAAGATATGGAAATGGGCAAAATGGTTACACGTGCTAATGGCATTCCTGTTCGTAAAATCGATGCATTACTTTCCACAGAAGCACGAGTTACTGCTTAATTAATAGGGGGATAAATATATATGATTATTGATACTCAAAATACATTCTTTTTCAAAAAAGACATTACAACAAACACTAACTCCGATGTAGTGATGAATGGTAATGGTGGCGATGCAGACCCTAACTTATTCCTTGTAATTCGCATCGATAAAACAGTAACAGGCACACCTTTATTTAATGTGTATACATCTGATACTGAAAACATGGCTAATGCGGTATTATTACATGGCATTACTATGGCTGCTAATGCTCCAGCTGGTACAGAATACAAAGTGCGTTTGGCTAATGGTGCTAAGAAATATATCAAAGTAAACGCAAATAACATGACTGGCGGTCAAATCTCCGCATTCTTAACAAGTGGCATTAACATTAAATAAGGTGGTTAATATGGAATACGTTGCAAAAGTAACCCTTTATCATAATACAAAGGGTCTAATTGAAGAGGGAACAACAGTTGAATTTACAAAAGAAGAAGTGGCTGAATACGACAAAGACTACTTCAAAGATTTGTTTGAAACTGTTGGTGCAGAAGAAGTCGCAGAAGTAGAGGAAGTCGAAGAGGCAGAACCTACACCAAAGAAACGTGGTAAGAAAGCGGAAGAAACTGCTGAATAATTGAACGAGGGGTGCTTATGCATCCCTCTTTTTTTATAGAAAGGTGGAACAAATGACACCTACTGATATTTGTAATCAAGCATTATCGCTTATCAATGCAGGTCGCATCCGTTCTATGACTGAAGAAACCGAACCTGCTAGACAATGCAGATTGCATTATGATCTAACACGTAGAGTATTGTTAGAGCAGTTTGAGTGGAACTTTGCACGTAAGCGTGAACGAGCGGTACTATCTGAACATAAGATTGATGGCTGGGGTTATGTATATGCTTACCCTGAAAAGTGCGTTCGCATCCTTGCGGTTATTCCACAGGGTGATAGATACCGAGCGGAAAAGCAACGTGAATATGATGTATACCTAACTGATAACAATACAAAGTACATCGTATCTGATGTACCATTGATGCACATTGATTATGTGTACGATATTACCGATGCTGATGTAATGAACCCTATATTCGTTAAAGCGTTAGTATGTAAGATGGCATCTGATTTAGCAATGCCATTGACTGGTAATAGTGGTTTATTCGACCAATCGTACAAACTATATCAAGCAGCATTACAAGAGGCAAAATCTATGAGCGCAAAAGAGCGTAGACTAGATATGCCTTATGTATCTAGCTATTTGAAAGCAAGGAGTTGGTGATATGCAACCTATGTATATCGGACAAGTCGCATTTACTACAGGCGAAGTATCGCCAGATGTATCTAGTAGATTTGACTTAGAACAATATAAAAGTGCATTACTGCTTGCTGAAAACGCAGTTATTCGACCTTATGGTGCGGTAGCTAGACGGCAAGGTTCACAGTTTATCGGTT